GGCCATGAGAAGCGCGATCCCTCTCTACCACCAGTTTTTCTCTGGCAGAGAGAAGGATGTCGCGCCCCCACTTGAGTCTAGCTTTAGACTCTGTATCCATCACATTCCAGACTTGGCTTTGAACTTACGAGGCGACTTGTTACTCTTCCCAGCAGCAGAGAGTGCTATCGCAATCATCTGCTGACGCGAACGAGGAACTCCTCCTGCTCCACGCTCTTTGCCCTTCTTCTTGTTGTCCATCGCCAATTCATGCATGTTCTTTGATACGTCTTTGCCTAGCATGGTTTTAGTTTCCTTTCTGTTTATGGTTTACCGACGAAGATATTTGGGAATGTTTCCGACAAATACGACGCATATTGGCGACCATCCTGGCCGACATAATAAACTGCGCTTGTATCTGGAGAGTCATCAATGCAAGCGAACCAGTCACCAGGAGCCACAACGCATCCATCAACCTGAATGTATTGTTTTTCGTTAATTGTCATAGTGTGGCATGGGTGGCTTATTTGGCTTTATGCAGAATGACGGATTCTCACATCGCCTACAATCTTTAATGTCAAAATCCAGAATGTCTCCACAATTTAACATGACAGTGAATATCTTGTTATGATCCATTCCGTAATCAGTAACCAAGAATGCAAGCCCCTCACCTTTAGGTGTCATCATCCATAGTTCAGGATTGAGTTGGATCATCGCCATGCTGGTCCTGTAAACCAAGCCACCAACACCCAGCGCGTTCCCCATATAGGCGCACGCGCACGATGTTCTAGGTAAGATGGGAACCAGCATCCAGCCCCTTGCTCGCGTATGAACCTAGCGTTCTCAATGTCAGCCTTAACCTGTAACCCGCCGCCAATATATTCGTGTGGTGCGGATAGATTTACTACGGCTGTCAGCTTACGATCAGATCCAGTGTAGGTGTCGTAATGCCATTTGAAACGCTGGAATGGACGATAACGAAGAACCTGCAACTGTTGGATGCCTTGGATGTCGAATCGCCATTGCTCGGCATTGATGCTTTCCGTAATCTCTCGCATCACATTGTAGATCCACTTGTGATGTTGGCTGAATGGTATCCAGCACGATGAGCAGGTTCGGGTACGAGATACTTTCTGCGTTACGCCATCCTTGGCCAATACCGGAGCACGCTTCATCCCGATTACTTGAGCGTCTTGGCGAATCATCTCGCACTGGCTAGGAGTCAGCACATAGCGATCTACGGATGCGGTTAATACTTTCTGCTTGAATGTCTCGATCATAGTATGTTTTCCTTTACGAAATCAATCAGCTTGCAGACTATAAACACTCCAGCCAAAAGAATTGAAGCAAGAACGCAGAACATAAATGCCAGCCAAGTCAGAATCCAAATCATGTCACCAATTATTTCAAGCAATTGCATAATCATTGTCCTCCAATTTGCGTAGCAGCGTTCGATTGTCGATCCTTATTCCACTGGCTCTGCACCACCAAGCAACTGTTCCGTTCTTAAAATCTTTAATTAAATTCTGTACCTCGTGCATATTCTTATATTCAAGAGCATCGTTAAGAGGCACGCCGTGATGATCTCGCACAATCTTCATACCCTCCACCATCCCTCGCTTACGCAACATCCGCAGGTCACGGATCGCTTGCAACGCAACCTCGCCAGCCAACTGTTGCAATCTTTCATCGTAGTCTCCCTTGGTTAAATGCGTTGATCTCATTTGCGTTTGCGTTGTTCCTTATGCCATTTCGCATAATCGTTCCATTCCTGACAAGCTAAATCTGCTTCTTCTTGTGAATCGAATAAATCAGTGAGTGGCGGAAATCCTTTTGGCGGCCTCGATCCCCAAAGCCTCGGACCAATTACGTTTCCAGCCATCGTGTGCAGGCGGAACTTCCCGCACTCCTCGACGACCTTGATCTCGGTCATCGCCCAAGCTCAACAAGCTTTGCGTCATCGGCTTTGATCTGGTTAGCCAACTTAACCAGATCACCGGACTGACCGGCATAATGAATAATCATTGCGTCATTGTAGCGGTCTAGGCCATAGTGTGCCTCCACGCTGGTCATGCAGTTATAGGATGGGTCCATTCCAGATAGCGGTATATCCCAAAAGTGTGCTTGGATATTCGCCCAGGTCTGCATCCCAAAGTGGTTAGGAACAACTCCAATCGGAGGAAGCGATAATAAGCCAAGATGCTTTCTTGTCATCGCAAACACACCGAAGTTGAAGTAATAACTAGGCGTAATCAGCCCGCCAAACTCTGCTGCCAGCTTCTTCATCCCTTCTTTGCGATCCAAGAAATCGCCTTCGTCAAACGCAATGAACCCTCCGTTACCTTCCTCGGCCACGTTGGCAAAGTCATCGCAATCCTTGGTAACTAGGCAATCGCAATCGATATAGATTACTTGATCGTACTTCTTTGTTATCAAGATGTGAGCAATCATTGACTTGTTATAATCCATTGGGTCCATTACAGATCGATTCATCACGATGAAATCCATCTTGTTCCGCTTGGCAAAAGCATCGATGCGAGGATGGGTTAGTTCAAGGATCTTCTCCCACTCCGTCCCGAATGCCATCGTGACTACTGCACGCTTCATTCTTGTGGATATTTATTGTTACCGCTATTATCGCAGAACTTTTGAAAGCTTTCCGTACTATCATCTTCGCTTGATGACTTATCTCCATAATTGGAATAAAGCCAAGGACGAGGTTTGCTGAAAAACTCATCCCAATCTTTGTCTATTTCTTCTTGGTTCATAATCTTGGTACTTCCTTTTTTATTTGAGCTAACACGAACAGCGACCTTACCAGAGCACGCTCCAAGTGGTCAATACTTGTTTCTCCGTTTACGTCCGGACAAGGCGTTGACTTATGCAACTGCATCTGTGCTGTGGCTAAGTGTCGAATCGCTCTTGCAATATGGTAATCGTGCGTAGGCCGATCCTTCTCCAACCAGTCTCCATAACCAGACTTATCCGATCCTTTGCCCATCACGCGCCAGACTATCTCCTGTGCAGCGTTGCCCATTTCTTGAATTGTTGGTGCGGTCATAATTTCATGCCTGGAGGCGTGTAGTTCTTTACCCAAGCCCAAACCTTTTGCATGGCGCAGAAGGCAATGCCAGCCTGGTAGAGTTCGTCTTCGTCCCACTGATGATGCTCTATGTATTCTGGATCATTGGATGCAAGAACAACTGAAACGCAGGTTGCCTTTGGATTCTCGCTTGCATTTCTATACGCCCAAAGTTGTTGCGCATCGGTTGGATAGAATGGATGGGTGCTGTACTTCTTGTTAATCTTACGATTCTTTAGGTCGATGATAGCGTCACCAATACCGCGTAGCTTGACGTAGGCATCGCACCTTCCAGCATAGCCTGCTCCGACAAGACCCTTTTCGCACCAGTAGGTTTTCTCGACATTCTTTTCTGCCCACTCGCTGAATGTTTTGATGTACGGAGCAAGTGTTTCATCTCTGGATACAGGTCTTCCAAGCAGGATGTTCTCCAACTCAACGTGCATGGCTGTTCCGTGCAACGCCGCTTTAGTTGTTTGCTCTTTGCTATCCTTAACGACTCTTTTCGCATATTCACCTAGATCCTCTCCTTCCTCTCTTGGAAGAGTCAATGCAGACATTATGGCCTGCTCAATTCTCCAGGAGACAAGTTGCTCTTTATGTAAAATTCCTTGGACACTAGTGACTGATGGCAACAATCCCATCTTGCGTGCGTCAGCAACAGTAGTGTTTCTTTCCTTGCCATTCTTCCCTAGAATGACGTGGGCAGATCGCCCCTCGGCATCGTACCAATGGCCGCTGCTTTCAACGGCGACCAGTTTGGAACTAGCCGAGGAGCTATCAAACTTACTTGTAATAGTAAGTGCCATATAACCTAGAACGGCATTGCGTTGCCGTTTTCGTCAAGCTCAACTTTGGTAGTCGTAGGCTTTCCTGCGGAAGTCGCAAACTCCTTTGAACCACGGATCTTCTCCTGTAACCAGTCCGGCATATCGTTGAACTGGCCACCCTCACCCTGCTCGATCTCGTAATAGAGTTGTTCGTTGGCAGTCTTGGCTGGAGCAGTCATACCTTTTGGAAGCTTGGAAGCACCTGCGATAGCGCAGTATTGCCGACCCTGCTGGCTGGTCTTGTGGATCAGCGTGAGCATGGCTGGCTTGCCCAATAGGTTCTTCAAGCTAAACGCTTGCAGTTCCTTGGCCGTGAACGTCTGTCCCCTCCACTGCTCAAGCAATTTCCGCAAGCTGGCTTTCTCGCCAAGGCTGCGGGTCTGCTCGATGCTGACGACCATAGGCTTCTGCACCTTGGTCACCTTGCCTTTTTCTTCTACCTCGAACTCATCTGTCTGATCGGGTAACTCAAATGTTAGGCGAACTTTTGGAGTCCACTTCTCCTGGTTATCCCAATTAGTCTTCTGGTGGCCCAGATCGACCAACGAGTAAAGAACGCCAACAGTCGCTCCGGCTTCAGGCAACTTGCGTTCTGATTTCTGCGATTCACTTAATGTCAATGCCATTGTAGTATCTCCTTTATTTATTTGGGTTTATTATTGGTTGTATGTATTTGGGGGTAAGTTGGTCTGGGCTATGCACCCAAAAGCCAGCACCGACAGTTGTTGCCATCGGATTGTTTGGCACATATTCAATCTTCACATTTGCTGGTGCTATTTGGCGAGCTAATTCGCACACGTCATCGGCAGTCAGTATGACTAGCCATTGTTTGCGTCCGTTACGCCGAAAAAACACTGCTGGGATCTTCCCCGCTGGACAATCCCGCTTCGCTTGCTCCATCCATTCCTCAGGCTTTAATGCTTGGCAACGCTTGCCTTCAATATGAAATGGGAAGTTCTCGCAGACCACATCCCCGCTGCCACCCTCTGGATTACCCGCGAACTGTTGCGTCCTTCTGGCTTTCTGCCAGCCTTGCTCACGCAGGTAATTTGCTAGTTCGCGCTCGCCTGCTGCACCCTTTGCCCGACTATTGATTTTGCCCATCCATCGGGTTTAGCTGTCAACCCACACCAGCGTCGAGATATATTTTAGTTCCGCCAAGTTCTATTAGCTTTGCTAATATCCTCATTAAATCGTCTAATCATTGATATCATGGTCAGTTTTTCGACGATCTTCTTGTTCTTCTTGACCCAAGCCACGGCTTCGTCGAAAGATTGTGCATCCTTCAGCCCATCCTCAAACTTCGCCCACGCCTCCTTCTCGGTCATAGGTTTTGAAATACACGCCAGCTCTGTCCTGTCGATGGACAAAGCAAAGTTGTGACACTTTTACAGCGTGCAATTGGTAACAGCCAGAAAAGGTCGTCGTGCATCCCCCAGCAAGCGACATAATCAACACCGGTAATTACCTTCTTCGGTGCGTTGTATCCAGACCCGCAAGAAGTAGTGAAGCGATACCTACTCCGCCCAGGCTCGACGTTCTGTGCTGCCTTGACCTGAATGCGGTGGAACTTGCCATGCTTTTCGGCTACCAAATCGTAACCAGAAAAATCCTCAAGCGGGGCAAGCACATTGTAGCCACATCGTAAAAGCGAGCTTACAACCCTTGAAACTCCTACCGCACCGATCTGTCTTGGTGATAATTTAATTTTCATGCTTGACTGATTTCGGTTTGTCCTAGAGACTTTTTCCTATGAAAGCAATAACAATGATAAC